ATTAGGGGCAAGTGGGAGTTCCCCGAGCTAAAGAAGATGGCCTTGCAGCAGACAAAGGACTGGGAGCCAGACAGCGTGATTGTGGAAGCTAAGGCCAGCGGACAGCCACTGATTGATGAGATGCGTCGCTCAGGGTTGTTTGTGCAGGACTACAGCCCGGGTAAAGGGCAGGACAAGATAGCCCGTATGAACTCCGTGAGTGATATGTTTATGACGGGGCAAGTATGGTTCCCAGAGACAGGGTGGGCGACGGAGGTGGTTGAGGAAGTGCTGGCGTTCCCAAGCGGCGAGCATGACGACGATGTGGACGCCCTGACCCTTGCCTTGATACGGATTCGCAAAGGGGGTTTGTTGCGGCTACGCAACGATCACGACGACTCACCCCAGTATTCCACGGGGCGCAAAGCAGCGTATTACTAAGGAGTCCCTATGGCTACACAGAAACACACCGGGGCAAACGAATTGGTTGACCGATTGGCGTCCCAAGTTGGCGGGCGGGAGTTAGCCATTAGTTTGCTACGCAAGCGTGGGCAGATGGCGCAGGATTCGGAAACTCTGACTGATGCAGGGCAAGCGCGTAACGCTATGACTGCGGAGAGTCGGGCCAAGGATCGTGCGGCTAAGCTGTCTGGTAAACCCGTGAGCCAATACAATTACAGCGTAAAAACTAACCGTGCGACGTTGAAACGCCGCTAAAGGACACTTATGGCTACAAATATCGACAAAGCGCTTAACCAAGCTCCACTAGGGCTGGATGCCATCCTGCCAGATCAGTTTGACCAAGGAGAGGCTGCGCTGGAGATAGAGATTGTTGACCCAGAGATGGTCACGCTATCGGATGGTAGTGTGGAGGTTACCCTGCTCCCAGATGCGGAACTTGGTGGAGGGTTTGGTGATAACTTAGCTGAGGACATGGACCCGAGTGACCTGACGAGTCTGTCGTCAGAGCTTCTTGCCCTAGTGGATGCGGATATCTCCGCCCGTAAAGAATGGGTAGAAGCGTATGTCAAGGGACTAGAAGTCCTTGGGATGAAGTACGACGAGCGTACTGAGCCTTGGTCTGGAGCCTGTGGTGTTTACAGCACCGTGTTGACTGAAGCTGCCATTCGGTTCCAAGCGGAAATGGTTACAGAGACGTTCCCGGCTCAGGGTCCGGTGAAAACGCAGATTGTTGGGGCTATTGACAAGCTGAAAGAAGAAGCCGCCGCCCGTGTCCAAGAGGATATGAACTACCAGATTCTGGAGAAGATGCCTGAGTACCGCCCGGAGCATGAGCGGTTGCTGTTCAACCTTGGGTTATCTGGCGCTGCCTTTAAAAAGGTGTACTTTGATCCTAGCTTGGGGAGACAAGTAGCTATCTTTATCCCGGCAGAGGAAATTATTATTCCTTACGGGGCATCTAGCGCCCAGACTTCTGAACGTGTTACCCATGTAATGCGTAAAACGGAGAACGAAATCCGTAAATTGCAGGTTGCCAACTTCTACAGAGATGTAGACTTGGGTGACCCAGTGCATATCTCTACCGATGTGGAGAAAAAGAAAGCCGAAGAGCAAGGCTACAGCGTCACGGATGACGATAGGTTCCAGCTTATGGAGATTCACGTAGATTGGGACATGCCCGGATATGAGAATGAGGACGGAATTGCTCTTCCTTATGTCGTTACCATCGAACGAGGCACTACTGAAGTCCTTGCGATCCGTAGAAACTGGGTAGAAGAAGACGAAAAATACATCCGTCGGCAGCATTTTGTCCAATATACGTACATTCCCGGCTTTGGGCCTTACGGATTTGGCCTGATTAACCTAATTGGTGGCTACGCTAGGGCAGGAACGTCCCTTATTCGTCAATTGGTGGACGCAGGCACCCTATCTAACCTCCCCGGGGGCTTAAAAACCAAAGGGCTGCGGATTAAAGGGGACGATACACCCATTGCTCCGGGTGAATTCCGAGATGTTGACGTTGCCTCTGGGACTGTACGTGACAACATCATGGCCCTTCCGTATAAAGAGCCAAGTCAAACCCTACTGGCGCTATTAAATCAGATTACTGACGAAGCCCGTCGGCTAGGTTCCATTTCTGATATGAATATCAGCGACATGAGCGCAAATGCGCCTGTTGGAACTACCCTTGCGCTGTTAGAACGCACCCTAAAGACCATGAGTGCCGTCCAAGCGCGGGTTCATGCGTCCATGAAGCAGGAGTTTAAACTTCTGGCGGCAATTATTCGGGATAACGCCCCGGATGAGTACGAGTATGACCCAACTGGGGCAGATCGGAAGGCTAAACAGTCCGATTACGACATGGTGGAGGTTATTCCAGTCAGTGATCCCAACAGTTCCACAATGGCGCAGCGGATTATGCAGTACCAAGCTGCTATTCAATTGGCCCAAGGTGCCCCACAAATCTACGACTTGCCACAGTTGCACCGTCAAATGCTGGAGGTTCTGGGGATTAAGAACGCAGAGAAACTTGTTCCCATTGAGGATGACATGATGCCTCGTGACCCAGTTTCGGAGAACATGGCCTTCCTAACGGGTAAACCGACCAAAGCATTTATGGTTCAGGACCATGATGCCCACATTGCTATACACATGGCAATGATGCAAGACCCGCTGTTGATGGCGCAGATTGGTCAAAGTCCACAAGCAGCCAAGATGCAGGCCGCAATCATGGCCCACGTATCTGAGCATTTGGCGTTCTCCTACCGGAAGAAAGTCGAAGAGCAGCTTGGCGTACCAATGCCACCGCCAAACGAAGACCTCCCTCCAGAAGTTGAAGTTCAGTTGTCCAAGATCGTGGCGCAAGCGGCAGCACAGGTTCTGGCGCAGAGTAAAGGGCAGGCCCAGCAGCAACAGGCCCAACAGGCAGCACAAGACCCATTGGTTCAGATTCAGCAAGCTGAGTTGCAGATTAAAACTCAGGAAGCCCAGACTAAGGCCAAGAAGGTTGACGGTGAACTGGCTATCAAACAGGCAGAACTACAGCTTAAGCAAGATGAGTTGGCAATGAAGGGCGGGGAAACCCCGCAAATGATCGCTGCCCGTCACGCGCAGGAGATGCAAGCTCAACAGGCTCAAATGCAAATGATGCAGCAGAAACACGCTCAGGAGCTACAGCAGGGCCAGCAGCAACACGCGCAGGGCATGGCGCACGGTGGGCAGGTACACCAACAGAAACTGGCACATCAGCAACAACAGGCCCATCTAAAAATGTTGCAGCGCAACAAACTGGTAGCCAAAGATGACTGAACTTGACCTAGTTGAGAAGAAATTTAACGAGCATGAGCAACACTACGTTACTGCGCTAACTCGCGGTAACTGTAAGGACTTTGGTGAGTACCAGAGAATTTGCGGGGTTATCCACGGTCTAAACCTTGCAAAAACCGAGTTAGAAGACCTGCGAAGAAAATTGGAGAAATCTCAAGATGACTGAACTTTTAATCGGGCAAACCTTGGAAGCAGGGGGGCCAGTATCCGTACTACCCGCTACGCCAGAAGAAAAAGCCCGACAAGTACCGGACCCAGTGACTTATCACTTGCTGTGCGCCCTACCGGAAATTGACGAAAAGTACGAGAGCGGTTTGCTTAAGGCAAATCAAACACAGCAATTTGAGGAATTACTTTCCCCAGTTTTGTTTGTGATGAAGATGGGGCCAGATGCTTTTAAAGATGAAAAGCGGTTTCCAAGCGGTGCTTCATGCGCGGTAGGGGATTTTGTATTGGTTCGGCCCAACAGCGGAACTCGGATCAAGATTCACGGCCAAGAGATGCGGATCATTAACGATGACTCCGTAGAAGCAGTTGTGCAAGACCCTCGCGGCATTAGTAGGAAGTTTTAATCATGGCTGAAATTGAAAAAACCACGTTTGAGTTTCCAGACGAAGTAGAAACAAAGAACCCCCGTGAAGGTGGGCGCGTTGTAACTCCGGAGCCTGAAGTTGAGATTATTGACGATACCCCAGAGGCAGATCGCAACCGAAAACCCATGACTGAAGCGCCGGTAGACCCTACCGATGAAGAGCTTGAGGCGTATTCCGAGAGCGCCAAAAAGAGAATCAAGCACTTTACCAAGGGCTACCACGAAGAACGCAGAGCAAAAGAATCCGCCTTGCGGGAACGCGAAGAGGCCATTCACGCTGCGCAAACCATTGCGGAAGAGAACCGAAAACTAAAGGGTTCACTCAACCAAGGCCAGCAAGCTCTTCTTGAGCAAGCCAAGAAAGTGGTTGCCAATGAACTGGAAGAGGTTAAGCGGGAATACAAAACCGCTTACGAGAATGGCGACTCTGATGCGTTGGTAGCCGCGCAGGAGAAAATGACCACGGTAAAGATGAAGGCTGAAAGAGTAAATAATTTCAAACCAGCCCCTTTACATGAAGATAAACCTGTGGTACAAACACCACAAGCTGCTCCCGCTGATCAAAAGGCTGTAGCATGGCAACGAGAAAATGACTGGTTTGGCTCAGATGATGAGATGACCAGCTTCGCACTTGGCCTACATAATAAGTTGGTTAAAACCGGAGTTGACCCTCAATCAGATGAGTATTACGATAAGGTTAATGCTCGTGTGCGGCAAGTGTTTCCAGAGAAATTCGACTCTGAGGAAACCGCTGATGCTCCTACTCAGCGCACTAATAAACAGAATGTGGTTGCACCGGCCACGCGAAGCACTGCGCCCCGAAAAGTCGTTCTTACGCAAACACAAGTGAATATCGCCAAACGGCTTGGAGTTCCTTTGGAACTGTATGCTCGTAAGGTTGCTGAAGAAATGAGGAAATGAAAATGACTGGACCCCGTACAACTCGTGATATTGAAGTTCGTTCAACGATGGAGCGCCCAAAACAATGGATGCCTCCGCAGCTTCTGCCTGATCCCAATCCGGAACCGGGCTATGCTTTTCGTTGGATTCGCACCAGTACACTCGGTAACGCTGATCCCATGAACGTTTCCTCAAAAATGCGTGAGGGTTGGGAACCGGTAAAGGCTTCAGAGCATCCTGAGATTCAGCTAATGGGCGCTAAAACTAACGTTCCAGATAGCATTGAAATCGGCGGCTTGATCCTTTGCAAAACACCTATTGAGTTTGTGGAACAACGGGATGCTTTCTATCGTCAGCAATCCGAAGGCCAAATGAACTCAGTTGACAACAACTTCATGCGCGAGAACGATCCTCGTATGCCTCTCTTTCGGGAACGGCAGACCAAAGTATCTTTCGGGCGCGGTACTTAACTAAGGAGTCCTTAAATGGCATCAGTCGCTTCTCCCTACGGGCTTAAGCCTGTAAATGAGTTGGGTGGCCTACCGTATGCAGGTAGCACCCGCTCATTTTTGTTCGATCCCGCTGGCTATAACGCCAATGTCTACACTGGTAGCTTGGTTTATGTAAAGGCCACGGGCTATGTTGAAATCGTTAGTGCCACAGGTGCTGATGCAACTACCAACGGCTTTCCTATCGGCACCGCTAATACCGGCGCTGTAGGTGTGTTTGTCGGTTGTTCGTACACCAACACCCAAGGCCAAACGGTTTTCGCTCAATACTACCCTGCCAATGCCTTGAACGGCGTGGCTCTTGTGGTTGATGATGATCGCTGTGTGTTCCAAGTTCAATCTGCTGGCTCTGTCACGCAGGCTGCTCTAGGTGCAAACGTGTTCTTCTCCACTGGCGCAGTGTCTACCGGTAGTACATCTACAGGCAACTCTACCGCTTCTGTTGTGGCTGGTGCCTCCGCTGTTACGACTACCGCCGCTTTCCGCGTCGTTGGTTTTGTGAACATGGTTGGTTTCTCAACGGTGGGTGACGCCTACACTGACATTCTGGTGAAGTTCAACCCCGGATACCACAGCTACAGCAATGCTGTTGGCCTGTAAGGAGCTAAATCATGGCAATTTCACGCGCACAACTACTGAAGGAACTCCTTCCCGGCCTTAACGCTTTGTTTGGCATGGAGTACGCTCGTTACGGCGAAGAGCATAAAGAAATTTATGAACAAGAGTCGTCTGAGCGTTCTTTTGAAGAAGAAACCAAATTGGCTGGCTTCAGTGCCGCTCCGGTGAAGAACGAGGGTTCTGCCATCGCGTATGACAACGCGCAAGAGGCATGGACCGCTCGTTACAACCACGAGACCATCGCTATGGGTTTCTCCATTACCGAAGAGGCAATGGAAGACAATCTGTACGACAGTCTGTCTGGTCGTTATACCAAATCCCTCGCACGGGCTATGGCGTACACGAAGCAGATCAAAGCTGCAGCCATTCTAAACACCGGCTTTACCGGCTCTGGCAACCCCACCTATGGTGACGGCCAAGTTCTGTTCTCCACTGCTCACCCTCTGGTGAATGGTGGTACTAACAGCAACCGCCCAACCACTGGCGCTGACCTGAACGAAACCTCCCTTGAAGCGGCTGTTATTCAGATCGCTGCTTGGACGGATGAGCGCGGTCTGCTGATTGCTGCAAAGCCCAAAAAGCTGATCGTTCCCCCTGCTCTGATGTTCGTTGCTACCCGTCTGTTGGAAACCAGCCTCCGTGTTGGCACTACCGACAACGATATCAACGCGCTGAAGAACAACGGTTCGATCCCCGGTGGCTATACCGTCAACCACTTCTTGACCGACACAAACGCGTGGTTCCTGACCACTGACGTTCCAAACGGTCTGAAGCACTTTGTTCGTATGCCTCTGGCTACGTCAATGGACGGTGACTTCGACACGGGGAACCAGCGTTACAAAGCCCGTGAGCGTTACAGCTTCGGCGTTTCGGACCCGTTGGGCATCTTCGGATCACCCGGTTCGTCTTAAAAACGACTGGTTTTGTTCTAAAAAGGCTCCTTCGGGGGCCTTTTTTACGCCCCTTGCCCACGACCACACTTCTATGGTACATTACCGGTGTCAAACCACAGGAGCGCAAATGGACATACAAAACCTACCCAAAACCCGTGCCAAAGCAATGGCGGCAAAGGCAACGCACTACTTCACCGGGGAGCCTTGCAAGCACGGTCATGTTGCCCCCCGCAAGACCAAAGGAGCGTGCGTAGATTGCATAAAGGCGGAGTGGCAAAAAGCAAACGAAACTCGTGCGGATTACTTCAAGGCCTACAACAAATCGGAAGCTGGGCAAGAAGCTAAAAATCGGTATTACGCAGCCAACAAGGAGGCTGTAGTTGCCAAAGCTAGAGCTACACCCAATGGGCTAAAGAACAAATACCGGCAGGCATGGAAGGACGCCAATGGCCTTGCTATTAATGCAGACAATAAAGCGCGTCGCCGTAAGCACCGCGAAGCTACACCCGCATGGCTAACTAGAAAGCAGAAGACAGAAATCCGTGCTATCTATCAGGCGGCAATGCTATCAACACAGATTACCGGACAGCGCTATGTAGTAGATCACATCTACCCCCTACGGTCCGAAGTTGTGTGCGGCCTGCACGTACCGTGGAACCTTCGCATCCTGACGCAAGAGGACAACCTACGCAAATCAAATACTTTGCCAGATGACTCTGAAGCCATTGCATTCCCGCCAAAGAAGTGATATATTGCATTCACTCCGGGCTTTCCGGTGTATCAAACAGTCCCGGCTGACTTACATGCAAGATTGATACACCTTAACGCATGAAGGAATTATCATGGGATTCGCAACTCACCTTGGCCCTTGGCTGCTTGGCACGGTCAAAAACACCACTGGCACCACTGCTGGCACGATCCGCAACATGGGCGCTACTATCGTTGCCCAGACCTACACAGCCCCCGCTTCTGTCATTCTGGCAAGCCCTGCGGCGCAACTGATGTTCGTGCTTCCTGCTGGCGCTAAGATTCTTCGTTTTGGCCTTGAAGTCAATGTCGCCCTGACTGGCGCGACTAACTGCGGCGTTACCATTGGTAGCAGCGGCACTGCCAACTTGTACATGGCTACGGTCAACACCGGCACTTCAGCAGTTCAGACTTCTCCAGCCACAATTGCTGCGGCTACTTCAGGTGTTTATGACAGCATTGGCACAACTGATGTGCTCGTCTACGGTACGTTTACCGCAG